AGACCATGTGTTGTAACCAACTTGGGAATAAATAAAGCTTTCCTACTTGTGGTTGTATTACAAAGCTTTGTGGAGGTTTTAAAATCTCTACATCTGTAACGTGATTTTGTCCATACTGAAAAGCTAAGTAGCCGTCACAATCTCCACTAGCGTTGTATAGATTATATTCGGATGTACCTGCTGTAGGTTGATCTAATATTTGCTGTGGTACTTTAGTCCAAGTAGTACAAGAGATACCCATTAGTGTTTTAGTTCCATGACTATGTATTGGGTTGTAGTCTCTTTCGTAGCTATGTACTGACCAAAGTTCATCTATTTCTACACGCTTGTTAGTCTTGTAAGTTGCACCAGTAGCTTGAGAAAATCTATTAATATACTCAGCTCCTAGTCCACATAACATGTTAGTAAACTCTACAACCTTTTCATCGTTATGATCCATTAACAGTTGTTGTCCATGTTGTATCTGTCCAACAAGTGTACTTGCTAGTGACTTACGACCTTTTTCTTTTAGATAAACATCTAAGTAGGTATTAAGATCTGTCACCATCTCTTCTGGTATGTCGTGTTCTAATACAAAAACACTAGGCATACCGTGAATTTGAGTAGCCATATTAACTAGGTACTGAAAAAGATTCGTCTGCTGTAGGATTCACTACTGGATTAGTAATAACTGAGTCTACTTGACTAGCAAAGATTGCATCCCATTGTGAAACTGGGCAAAGTGCTGTGAGGTCTGATAAACTAAAAGATCCTTTAGCCTGTAGTGTAAAGTTAGTTTTAGCACTTCCGTCAACATAGTCAGTATATGCTTGATCTACAAAATGCTTAAACACACTTTTGTAATATGTTGCATCGCCTTCACTATCGTTTTCGTATGTCATTTCTAAATGCCATTTAGCTACCTTGCTGTTAGCATCTTCATAAGGTACAGCTTTAGTCATTTTTTTTGTTACTGCCATTTTATTTTTCCTCGTTACATTTACATTTATTGTTTTCTAATTCCTCAATTTTTGTTGAGAGTTCTTTTACTGCATTAACTAAATACCAAGTTAAATTATCTGGATCAATTTTCAAACATCCAGTTGTTTCTTCTTTTACAATTTCAGGTAATATATCTCGTACTTCTTGAGCAATTACACCTAACTGCACACCTTCTTTTTGAATTGCACATTCAGGTGAAAGTTCTTTTATTTCATCTTTAGTTCGATATTCAAAGTTTCTAACTTGAATATTATTAATTTTATTCAACCCATCACTATTGTCTGTAATATTCTTTTTAATTCTTATATCAGAAGTTTGTGACCAAGTAGTTGAATTATTACCTTGATAAACACCGCCACTATTCGGATTTATAAATCCTGTGTTAGCACCTTTACCTGTAGAATTATAACCGATTACTATTTCGTTACTTATGTTTATTCCTGATCCATCTGCTAATGAACCAATAATGACGCTATTACCACCGCCAGTTAAAGTATCTCCAGCAGCAGTTCCAATAGCTACTAAATCTCCACCACCAGTTGATGCACCTAAAGCATTTTGACCAATTGCTACGTTATTGTTTCCAGTAGTATTTACATCAAAAGCACCTTTACCGATTGCTACATTTGCACCGCCAGTTGTAGTACCAGCACCAGCTTGATATCCAACATAAGTGTTATCACCACCAGTAGTTACAGAATCTCCACAAAAAGTTCCAACATAAGTATTGTTTGTACCACTTGTATTAGCTGCACCAGCTTCATAACCTAATGCAAAACCATAGTCTATTGTTGTTGCAGCTTTTAAAGCACTAAAACCAATAGCTGTATGTCCGCTTCCTGTTGTAATAGCTACTCCAGCATCTTTACCAACTGCTGTGCTTTGCGCACCTGTTGTGTTTGCTGTTAAAGCTTGAAAACCACAAGCTGTGTTGTCTGATACCGTATTATTGTATAAAGCTGAATCTCCTATTGATACATTCCGTGTACCTGTTGTGTTTAATCCTAGACTAGACACACCAACGGATACGTTGTTAGCTCCAGTTGTGTTTGCATTTAAACAGTTCATACCAACGGCTACGTTGTTAGCTCCAGTTGTGTTTGCTGATAAAGCTATTTGTCCAACTGCAGTATTATTAGAAGCGGTTGTGTTTGCTCCCAAAGCACTACCGCCGACTGCTGTGTTATTAGAGCCTGTAGTGTTAGCATCTAAAGCAGAAGTACCAATAGCTACATTTGTACTGCCTGTAGTATTTACTTTCATAGCGTGAATACCCATAGCAGTATTTTCACTTCCAGTTGTATTTGCTTCTAAAGCCTCTACACCTACCGCAACATTAAAGTTTGCTGTTGTGTTAGCAGTAAGAGCATCTTTACCAACTGCTACATTTGAATGACCTGTTGTGTTTGCAACTAAAGTATTTTTACCAAAAGCTGAGTTATTAGATGCTGTGGTGTTATTAAGTAAGGCTTGTTGTCCTACTGCTGTATTAGAAGCTCCAGTTGTATTAGCTTGTAAAGCTCTCATACCAATACCCACATTTCCTTCTGCTGTTGTGTTTGCTTCTAACGCTTCGTGACCAACAGCAACATTTTGTTCTCCCGTGGTGTTTGCTGTCAAAGCTTCAGTACCTACAGCAACATTAAAACTTGCTGTAGTATTAGCATCTAATGCTGCAAAACCAACTGCTGTGTTATTATCACCAGATGTTAAAGCTGCAAAAACATCAACACCTACACCAGTATTATAATTAGCAGCATCAATAGTTCCTGTAGCATTGTCTCCAAGCATAATTGAAGAAGTACCAAAAGCTTTATAATTTAATGCTGAACCATTAATAGTTAGTGCATCAGTTTCTAAAGTTCCATCAATATCTGCATCACCTGAAATATCTAAAGCTGTACCAATAAGTGTTTGTGTAAATGTTACTTGTCCATTAGAAGCAATAGTCATAGCATCTACGTCTGAAGCAGAACCGATTGTTTTGCCATCACCAATAATCAAATCATCAGTTAGTGTAACTATACCTGTTACTGCTAATGTAGAAGCCATATCAACAGCTCCATCTATATCAACAACATCAAGATTTGTAGTTCCATCAACATCCAAGTCACCATTAAAGTCTACATTACCTGCAACTGCAAGAGTTGTAGCCATATCAACAGCACCATCAATGTCTACGACATCTAGGTTAGTAGTACCATCTATATCAGCATCTCCTGAAATATCTAGAGTTGCACCATCTAGTTCACCTGTAATAGTTAAGTTTCTAATACCTGTATAATCTTTGTTAGAATCTAATATGACTGCTTTAGAAGCAATAGCTGTACCGACTGCTGTAGAACCTAAGTCTAGTGCGTTTATTTCTCCAACAACTACAGTAGCTCCATCAAGTATATTAAGTTCTTCTGGTGTTGAACTAATTTGAGTAGCTGATGCAGCCGCTAATACTGGAAGCGTACCTGACACATTAGGAAGATTTATTGTTCTATCACCTGTAGCATCTATACTTGAAAGTGTAGTTTCGTGTGCATCTGCTGTAGATCCTTCAAAAACTACTGCGTTGTTAGCGTTCATTGTAACAGAGTTTACTGTACTAAATGTACCACTAACTGAAATGTTAGTTGCAGAAAGAGTTCCTGTACTTGGATTATATTTTAAATCACCATCTGATTCTAAACCCAAGTTACCACCGTCTAAGTCTCCACCTGATGTAAAAACAATAGCATTATTTTCGTTTGTGCTTTCGTTATCTGTAATAGTAACTGTTGTAGCTACTGCTGCTGTACCTGTTGTATCTTGGTTAAGTGTACCAATTGTAAAGTCTAAAGTATTGTCTGCGTCTTGATAAGCTACTGTAATACCTGATTCAGTATTACTTGTTACCATAGCACCTACAGTATCACTAATTGTTTCTGCTAAAGTTACACCACCAATAGTAATTGCATCAGCTTCAAGAGTACCGTCTATATCTGCGTCACCACTAATGTCTAATGTAGCTGCATCAAGTTCTCCTGTAAGAGTAATGTTACGGAAACTTCCAATGTCTTTATTAGAATCGACAACTACAGCTTTTGAAGCTGCTACAGTTCCTGCAGTAACTCCATCAATAGTTTCTAGTTCTGCTTCATTTATATCAGCACTTCCAATTACAAAACTTGTACCAGTAATAGCAGTACCTGTAATAGCTGCAGCACTTGCACCACCAATAATAGCACCGTCAACAGTACCTCCATTAATGTCTGCAGTATCTGCAACTAAAGCATCTGTAGTAACTGTGCCGTCAAAGTAAGCATCTTTAAACTCTGTTGAGCTTGTTCCTAAGTCTATGTCGTTATCTGTTGAAGGTACAATAGCTCCGTTAGTAAATGTAACTTGATTGTCTCCTCCTGCTGCAATAGTTATTACATCTGATCCACTAAATGTAATTGAAGTATTAGTATCTCCGTCACCTGTAATAGAATCAAGTTGAATATCTCCTACATTAGTAATATCTGCATCATTAAAACTTGTAGCTCCTAATGAGTTTGCCGATGCTGTAGAAGTAAGACCAGCAACCATTGTAACTCCACCACCGTCTGCAATTTGAATAGCATCATCACCATCTGTAAATGCAATAAGTGGAGTTTGTAGTTCTGTAGTAACTTCAAAGTTTGCTATAGTATCTATAGAGCTTTCAAAGTAAGTTTCAAAGTCAGTAAGAGCAACTTGCTTCATTGTACCACCGTCATTAACTACAACTCTATCAGCATCGGCTAATGTTGTAGAAGTAGCACTGGTGTCTCCATCCATTATGTTTAACTCTGATGCGGTACTTGTTACACCATCTAATATATTTAACTCTGCTGCTGTAGAAGAAATTGCAGTACCGTTAAAGTTTATAGCGTCTGCATAGACTGTACCATCAAAATAACCATCTTTAAACTCTAAAGAGCTTGTACCTAAATCTATATCATTGTCTGTTACAGGTACTATTGCTCCGTCTTGTATTCTTATTTGTTCTACGGCAGCACTAGATACTTCAACAAAGACACCCCATCTATTATTAGTACTATCAACAACAATTTTATTAAGGAAGTCTAAATCACCAATAGTATGTACGTTACCACCTTGTCCAGCAGTACCATCGTGTCTGTGTCCTGTAGATGATGCACTACTTGAAGAGTAACTAAAAGCATTTAAAAGTTGATTGTATTCGTTGTTAAAAAGTGCAGCAGTTATTGTATCGCCATCTGCTATTGAACTTTGTCTGGTATATGTCTGAGCCATAATTTAATTCTCTCTTTGTTGTTATTGTCTTCCCGATGGTCTGTAATTTATGTATAAGCCATTTATTGTGTAAGGAGCATTTGTATCATTACTAAATATTTTAAAGAAGTTACTGTGTCCGCTTCCTGTTAATGTAGCTCTTACTAAAGGTTGTTCTGGCGCACCAAAAGTACTTGTACCAAATACTGCTGATGAATCTCCAAATATAGAAGGAGTTGCTGATATTATTCCTACATCTGTTGGTTGAAGCCTGTCTGTACTGTCATAATCGAACCTAACTCTAAGTGTTGGCTCTACAGATCCTTCTGGAAATACAGAAACTTTAACATGATCTAAAGTCTTTAAAGTTCCAAAGTCTCCATAATCATAATCAGGTGATTGGTACTCTGCGTCTACATTTGTTTCAGTTCCTGCAGGATTAAAACTATTTCCTGTATCATGGTTGTAGATATATCCATCTCTGTCTCCGTGATATATTTTTTCTTTTCCTGAATAATTAAATCCAGAAGTTACTGCAGGAGCTTGTATTCCTTGTACTTCAGCCCATTCAAAACCTCTAGCTGTAAGAGTTCCTATAATTCCTTTTGAATTAGTTGTTGAAGCATTTGAAGCACTATAATAAAGTCTGTATTGTGACTTATCTCTAAGCACTACACTACTATATTCAGAAGTAATTGTACTACTAAAAATATCATTTATAACAGGTTGTATAGATTTACTAATAGTTCCTAACTCAACATCACCAATTCTTGCTGTACCTGCAATAGTTCTAAAACCATCAGGAGCTAAGAAGATTAAGTCACCTGCAAATTCCTGTATAGTCTTACCATCTACACATCCTACGTTTTTAGTAACTGGTACAATAGCTATCGTACTTGAATTATTTATATTCTGTAGTTTGTATATAGAGTTTTTACAAAATATAAATAGTTCATCACGGAAAGATTTAAGTCCTACTACTTGATCATCTAATACAATACTGCCTGATCCAGAACTTGTAAAATCATCTATGTCGCTTGTACCACTATAAAATATAGTATTTAAAGCTGTAGCTGCTCCTGCAACTACTAAATGTTTATCGTGTATTACACAATATTTTGGATAATGTGTTCCACTTACTGTTATTTCTTTTGCAAAAAAAGTTCTGTTTGTTATATCAGAATCTGTACCTGTCATTTTAAAATAGAAAGGTTTTACTCCAGATCCTTCATCAGTAATAATTACTTCACCATATATTGTATTTCCTTCAAAAGTAGCAAAGTGTGTTTTACTTTGTGAAGTTCTTGCAGAAGCACTACGACCTGTAAAGGTACTGTAGTTATCTCCTCCGCCTGCAACACTTGCTTTATTTATTTGTAACCAACTGTTACCGTCTTGGCTAAAATATATATTAGTTCCTGAAGTAGCAATAACTCCATCAGCGTACACATGTAGTCCTAATATTTCATTAGAGCTATTAGGTCTTGTTCCATCTCCTAACTGAGAATAACCATTAATGCGTCTGTATCCACCCTTTGTAGAGACTTCAAAGTTTTTTAATTTTGTTGCTTTTCCTGGAGTTTGTAGAAGTTCTAATGAATTACTAGACTTATCTAAACCACCTTGCAACGCAACTGAAAAGGGTTGCGAAGCTGCCATCAGAAATAAATCCTATCGTCTGTCATGCTTTTTGGTTGTGGGTTAATTAAATTAGATTTCATGTGTTTCATACCTTTTTTATAATCATCTAATGCAAAAGCTGCTTGCTGTAAATTTTCTTTAAACTGATGCACATAGTAACGTGTTCTAGCTAATATAACAGGTGCATACTGATCAGGAAATACAATAGCATCGCCATGTGCTGAAAGAGCAGTTGGTTTACTGTAAGCATAAAAATGTACGTTATATACTTTATCTGGTATAGGGCTAAGTCCAAACTTACGATGATCTGGACTGCGTATAACGTAACGAGGTTCTCCATATACTTGACCATCTGCATCATCTGAGTTCTCCGAATCTCTTAAATATCTTCTCCAATCTGCTAAAGATATAAACTTTAAACCTCTTGAAACATATGGAGCTGATTCACCTGATACACTAATGGTTGTAATATAAAAATCATCCCAATCTATAGAAGAATAATCTGTAGTTATACTAGAACTTCCTGATTTAAGTGTGTACCATCGAGTTCCTGCTACAGTTGCTACAGTTACGTTACCGTAAAAAGGATCTGTTTCTCCACTAGCTGCTGCTGCAAAAAAAGGTAATTGAGGTTCTTCGTTAGCTATATCATTTAACGCTCTGTTAATTGATTCCTTAACAAAAGCCTGTATTCCTACAGCATCTGAAAAGTTTGATGATGTAAGTTGTACTTCATTAAGCTCTCTTAAAGTCTCATTAGTGAGTGTTAAATATGTTGTAGCCATTATTTACCCTTTTTCTTTTTACCAAAAATACGATCATAGTTATCAACGTACTTTTGTTTTGCTTCACCAGAATATGCGTTACCTAACAATCCTAAGACTCTAGTGCTTTTAGGGCCTTTAGAGCCATTTAGGATTATAGGATTTTTATCGTTACCTAACTGTGGCATGTCTACTGGTCAGGAGTAGAGCCGAGGTGTAGAAACTCAACTAAGTAAGTAACAGTTGTAGCTGCCGTAGCAAGATCATTTGCTAAAGGCTTTAGACGAGCATATAGTGTACGAGCAGAAGCACTATACAAAGTAGATGCTATAACAATAGCTTCTGAAGTTGCTGGGCCTCCAACAACACCTGCTGTTACTCCTGTTCCTACAAAAGCGTTAGCTGCGTGTCCATGTGAGTTTTGAATAATATACAAAGGCGCGTTTGCTGTCCATGTTACTGCTGATCCACCATCATCAAGAATAGCTTTTTCATCAATAATTTGTCCACCACCTGCAGCCGTACCTAAATCGAAGTCAACATCATCACCTGAAGCTCCTGCTGTAACAATGTTACCTGCTGGAATGGCAATAAGATTTCTAATAATAGTATCTGCTGGTTGTGTGAATGAAACATCATAAGTAGCGTCAGCAGTAACTGCAATAGTTCCTGTAGTTGCTGATGTCCAAGAATTGCATATATTATCGCAAACTTCTTGTACGTCTAGCGTTCTTGCTGAGTTGCGCCCTGTATCTCTTACTTTAAATACTGGGTTTGACATTTTGTGTCTCCTTTATCTTTAAAAGATAAGTTAGTGTTAATAAAATTTTTACTCTAAAAAAGAAAGGGGAGGCTTTTACACCTCCCAAATCTGTTTAGTCTATACCGTAGAAAGCAGAAACTAATGCTTCGCCACGAAGTACTTTACCGCCATAAACATGGAGGCCTCGTACAATGTCGCCAAAGCTATCAGGATCTCTAATTACTTCGGTACTTGTAATTGTCTGAGCAGTAGCTGTAGATGACATGTGACCAGCAATACATTTGCCAGCAGCATTAGTTGTGCTTGCAATGTTGTTAGTTTTGTACATGCTAAATCCACGCAACTTACCAGAAGTTACTAGACCATTTCTAATAGAACCTTGACCTGCGTTATAATCAACAGACAAAAGTTTAGAAGATGAACTTGCAAGAACTTCGTAGAAGTCAGGTGACGCTAAGAACCAGCGACCTTCTTCAGGAACGTTCTGCTCATCAAGAAGACGAGCCATGTGCGAGAGTACATCAATAGGATCGTGTTCTGATCCTGCGAAACCTATGTCAAGATTACCAGTTCCATCAAATGTACCTGCCGCTAAATCAGTAGCGTTGTCAGAACCAAGAATGTGGTTAGGACTTGAGGCAGAAACACCTGCGAACATAGTAGCAATTACACCTTCATCATAAGCATCACGAAGAGCGTATGCTGCAGATGAACTAGCTACTTCTTTAAAGTTCACATGAGACATTGAAGTTTCAATATCATCAACGATGAATTTAAATGCGTTAGCTGTATCAACTACAAGAGTCAACTCTTGGTCAGTTAATTTAGTTGCTGTAACGTCTGCACCACGTTCGTACTGGTACACAGTGATTTCAGGTTCTTTAATAATCTTTACGGAATCTCCGAAAGCGGCAATTTCACCAGCGTAATCTGTGTTGGTGATCGCTTCTACAACCGAAGCCTTTCTAAAGAAGTTAAGAACCTTTTTAGAGTAGACTGCAGGAAGAAAAAACGAATTATTTTGACCACTTACGGAGTTCGCAAAGTTAGCGTTAGTATCGGTACTTGGTTCAAAGTACTGATCTGATTGGTTATAAGCCATTTTACTTCTCCATTATATCAAATTAAAAGTTATTGTTTTACTACTCTGCCTTCGTGAATTGCTTTTCCGATTTCTTCTTCGTACTTGTCAAACTCAGCAATAGACATTGCAGCAATTTCCCGTTCAGTCCAAATTTTATCTTGCTTGGGATCAACCGCAGTTGTTTTGGTTGAAACCATATCAGCAGCAGATTTATTGGACTTTTTATTTCTAGGCTTACGAGCTTTAGAATCTAAGCCTATGTCACGTTTATATAAATCTAAAGCACGACTTGCAAGATCTCCATCACTACTATTTTTATATATCCAATCTTGAATTGATTGTGGTTGTGATTTAGCCCACGAATGGAACTCATCACTATTCTTAATCTCTTCAAAGTCAGGATGATTATTCATCAACCTTTCTTCTGCTTGTTTAGCAAGTAACTCTGTTTCACGCTCTTGTAGAGCTGCTACTCGTTCTTCTAAAGTTTTAGTTTTTTCAGAACTTTGTAGATGTGCTACAGTTTCAACTACTTCATAAACATCTGGATACTGTTCTCTAAATTTAGCTAGTTCTTCTTCAGACTTAGGAGCTACATAGTTTGGTCTGTTTTTAGCAGCTTCTTCTAGTAGTTCTTGTTCTCTAGATTTAAACTCATTCAATTTAGAATCGTAGTGTGTTTTTAAATCATCATATCTTTTTTTGTAATCAGGTTTATTTTTACTTTCCTTTTTACTTTGCTTAGATTCTTCTTCTTGAGCCTCAACTTTAGGTTTAGGTTCTTCAAAAAATGCACCGTCAGCAGATACAAATTGTTTTTCATCTTGCTTGTGCCAATCCTTATCAGCGTTATAAGGGTTTGCTTCTTTTGCTTGTGTTGCCATATCTTACTCCTACTCAGGGCTTTCTAAACAAAGTGGCTGCTAATGTCGACTTATGCAGGGTTTGTTTTTGTAAAGGTAGCCTTTCGGTTAATGTTGTGATAAAGGGCTTAGTAAACTAAGGTAGCTCTATCGTTATTGCATTCGTGGATTAACAGACATCATACCTTTTTTGATTTCATCTTCAGCTATGTCTTCATCAACAGGCTTTCCAAATCTATCAACTTTAGGTTTTTCTTCTACTGCACCACCTTCTTGCATTTCTTGTCTCATAGCATCAGCTTCCATTTCGGCATCTTCCATCATACTTTGTAATCTGTCCGCGCCTATTTGCTCTGTAGCTTTTGCTGTGAAGACAAACTCACCATCCGATAACCGTGCTGGTATCGAATCGGAGACTCCAGAACCTGGGCCATCAACTGGGCCAGCTCCTGCGAATTCTGTTGCCACATCCATAAGTTTATCAAATATAACACTTAGTTGTGGGCTTTCATCTAGTACGTCCATTAGTAGTTCTTCTTCTTCTGGTTCTAATGCTTGTTCAACTACAAAGTCTAAGTAGTCATCTTCCATTTCTTCATCAGGAACTACAGATGTTTCCATCATTTGTTCTTCTGGCATCATTCCTGTTTCAGGCATTAACATAGCCATTTGAGTATCTACATCTCCACCTTCTTCATAGCCCATTCGAGCTACAACTTCTGGAGCTTCTTTTCTTAAAGCTTCTATTCCTTTATTAACTTCTCCACCTTCTGCAAATTTAAGAGGTACTTCTTCTATAAGATCAAATTCTTCTAATTCTTCAATATATCTTACTCTTTCTTTATCTGCAGTTCTACTTTGTTGTTCTGCTAGTCTTTCTTGTCTTGCTTTATCTTTTATAGTATCTCTAGATTTTTGAGCTTGTCGAGGACTTGCATAAGGCCCTCTACGCTCTGCTGGATCTTTAGATTTCCAACTTTCTTTTCTTGCGTTTTTTTCTGCCATTTTTCCTTTACTTATTGGACGAGTGGCTTTAGCTTTAGTTCCTTTTGTTAAAACTGATTCTACTCCTTCCTTTTCTATTTGTCTTTTTAGAATATTTTCAGAAGCTTTTTCTTCTATTTTTTTCTGATCTAATTTTTTAAGAACTTCTTTATTTTTGTTTTTTGTTTGTTTTTTAGCAGCATCTCTAGCAGCTTTAGAAGTTGCTTGGCTTACAGCAGATCTTCCATATTTTTTAATAGCTGCTTGCAGTCCTTGTCTTGCAATGAGAGCAAGTATAATTCCAAATTGTACTGCCATTTTATTGTTCCTCTTTAATTATTTGTTTAACTAACTGGGGTAGTTGGAGTAGCCGATCCAGAGAACTGATCTTCCCCTGGCTGCGGAATATTTCCAATTCCGATGTTGCCACCGCCAGTACCTGTAACTCCAATGTCTTGAGGTGCTTGAGGTACTCCTCCACCGCCTCCCATTGCTTGTTGTTGTTGACCAGTGGGTTGAGCTTCCTCGCCTGTATTTTGTCCAGCATTTTGCATCCCTATTATCTGTGCCATAATAGCTGCTTCTTCAGG